AAGTCGACACGGTGTCAGCGTCAATCGACGAACTCGCCAAAAAGGCGAATGAGCAGACTGAGTTGCGAAACAAACTGCACGCTGCCAAGAGCAAGCCGGATAACCCAACGATCCGAGCCATGTTCAGTCAGTTTGGTGGCACAATGGCACCTTCGCTGCCGCATGTCGGCAATGGCGTCTCTCAGCTTCCGCGCAATGTGAAGCGATCGGCCGTCAAGAACTTCAAAGGTGAAGTTGATGGCATGGAAGCTCAGGTGCGAGCGTACCGATTCGGCATGTGGGCGATGGCCACTCTGTCGGAGCAGTCGGGCGGCCGGTTCCGCAATCAGCAGGCAGTGAGCTACTGTCTTGAAAATGGGCTGATCACCAACGCGGCACACGGCGAAGGCGGATCGGACGCGACAGGCTCACACATTTTTGTTCCGGACGAATTCGGAACCGACCTGATTCTGTTGCGTGAACAGTATGGCGTTGCCCGCCGGCTGCTAAACATCGTGCCGATGTCCTCGGACACGAAAACAGAGCCTCGCCAGTTGTCAGGACTGACCGCGTACTTCGTTGGCGAAAATTCAGCCGGCACCGAATCGACCATGAGCTTTGACGATGTCACTTTGGTGGCTCGCAAGCTGATGGTTTTGGCTCGCTTGTCGAACGAACTGAATGCCGATGCTGCAATCAGCTTTGGTGACAAGCTAGTCGGTGAAATCGCTTACGCCTTCGCCAATAAGGAAGACGAGTGCGTTTTCAACGGCACAGGCACCAGCACTTACGGCCACATCACCGGAATTCGCACTCGGCTCGATGAGCTAACAGCCGGAACGGCTCCGGGGCTCACTCTCGGAGCAGGTAACGCCTATGCTGAACTGACGCTCGCCAACTTCCAGAGCGTTGTGGGCTCGCTTCCACAGTACGCAGACCGTCCTGGTGCTGGTTGGGTGTGTCACAAGACGTTCGCCCACACAGTGATGCAGCGGCTGGCACTGGCTGCTGGTGGCTCAACAGCAACGGAAATCATTAACGGCATCCCGACGCTGATGTTCCTTGGCTACCCAGTCACGATCAGCCAAGTGTTTCCATCTGTGGAAGCAAACAGTCAAATCCCCGTCATCTTCGGTGACTTGTCACTGGGAGCCATGTTCGGCAACCGTGGACAGGAAACAATCGCATTTTCGACCGAGGCTACTGTCGGTGGTGAGTCTATGTGGGAGCGTGACCAGATTGGCGTCCGTGGCACGGAGCGTTTCGACGCTGTCGTGCATGACTACGGTAGCAACTCAACAGCCGGCCCGATTGTTGGTCTGGAAATGGCCGGCAGCTAATCGGCTAACGGCAGCCTGACTGCGGAGGGCTCGGCGTGAGTCCTCCGCGTTTCTGAAAAAAACGATCCCAAAGGGGAAACAATATGATTCGAGAACGATTAGTAAATGACTCGTTGCTGATCTCTCCACGATCGCAAACAAACACACAAACGAACACTGCGAACCTCGACACGAAGGGGGCAAGCTATGCCACAATTCGAGTCGCGTTTGCCAGTGAGCTGAACACGAACGCCGTTGGGCCTACGCTTGTTCTGTCACATTCTGACGACACGGTAGTTACGAATTTTGCAACGCTTGACACACAAACAGGCTTGGATTTGACTGCCGCGCGTGAAGTGCATTACGGCGTCGACCTGCGAGGCAAAAAGCGATACCTGCGACTGGCCGTCACCACAGCAACTGCGACCAACGACAACGTCACATTCGCAGCGTTGGCAACACTCAGCGATCTGGAAAATTCTCCAAATGGAACGACCAGTGTTGCTGACACGACAGTCTTCGTCTGATGAGCGGAAACACGATCAACTACGAGGCTGTTGCACATTGGATGCAGGGAAAAGCCTTTAACGTCTACACGCAATTTGGTGAAGATGGATTGATCGCGTTTGCACTCGACAAAATTGGACCGACAAACCGTCACTGCTTCGAGATCGGAGCAGCTGACGGTCGGTTCTTTTCCAACACATTACGACTTCGCGAACTTGGCTGGTATGCGGTGCTGATTGAGGCCGACCAGCGGCACTTTGACAAACTGCAGGCTGATTTTGGGCAGCAGTCAACGTGCATTTTCGGAACGTGCGGTGATCTGGATGACATACTCATTCGAACCACAATCAACCGCACCCCTGATCTTGGAATCATCGACATTGACGGACAGGACTATTGGCTTTGGCACGACATGGTTGAGATCCGGCCGCGAGTCATGCTCGTGGAAATCAGCACGCAGGGCCGATCAATGCCAGTTCCTTTGCGTGGCGAACCATACCCGGCACAGGCGGGACTCGAACAAATAACGCAGCTCGGAAGTTCAAAAGGCTACACGCTCGTCGCAACGACTCACTGCAACGCTCTTTTTATTGAAAACACATGTCTCTGAAACTGAACATCGGTGCTGGCTCAACTGTGATTCCCGGATTCACCCCGATTGACCGCAAGTTCGGTTCGGAGGCGTTTCCGCTGCAGTACGCAGACAATTCCGTTGATGAAATCCGAGCGTCCCACATTCTTGAGCACTTCAGCTTTGCGGACGCCCAGGAAGCCCTAAAGGAATGGACGCGAGTTCTGAAGCCCGGCGGACGTATTCGGCTGGCGGTCCCAGACATTGAGGCGAAGGAAAAGGCAGATCCGGACGAGTGGCCATTTATTATCATGGGCGGACAAACTGACGACAACGACTTTCATAAATCAGCATGGAACGAAACACGCCTACGGGCTCACATGGAGCACTTCGGACTGCAAAGCGTCAAGCGATGGGAATCGCCAAACACAGACACGGCGGCTCATCCATGCTCACTGAATTTAGAGGGCGTGAAGCCAGCGGCAGCCGCCAAGAAAGCATTGACCGTAAAAGTCGGTGCGTATTTGACTCTTCCGCGTTACGAAGCGGTCGCAGCCAGAACGATTATTGAGCAAGCTTTGAAGCCACACAAGATTGACCTCACGACGACGCAGGGCGTGTTCTGGGGCCAGTGTATGCAACGCATGTTTCAAGACGCTGTCGACAAAAACATCGACTGGATTCTGTCTTTGGATTCAGACAGCCTTTTCAATCAAAAGCATATTTCCGATTTGTTTGAGCTGTTTGCGGCAAATCCACAGATCGACGCTTTGGCAGCTTTGCAGTGTCGACGCGGCGGAAAGTATCCGCTGATGACGACTGGCACCGGCGTGCAGGATGAACACGTACGAGTCGACGGCCGTCCAATTAAAGCGACCACGGCTCATTTTGGCCTGACGCTTATTCGCGTTAATGCGTTGCGAGAAGTCAAGAAGCCGTGGTTCTGGTCGCAGCACGACGAAAGCGGGAACTGGTCGGACAACAAGCTTGATGATGATATTTGGTTCTGGCATCAGTGGCGACTAGCGGGAAAGACGATTTACGTGGCTCCTTCAGTGTCGATCGGGCATCTAGAAGAAACGGTGGCCATGTTCGATGCAGATCTGCAACCGAAGCACATTTACGTGCATGAATGGCGAAAGGAAAACGGGCTGTGATTGTTTTACTCAAACCGTGGAACGGGCTGCCAGTCGGCTTTGTGAACACGGTAATTGGACGGGGGCCAGCGGCGGAACTGGTCAGACGCGGAATTGCTCGATGGTCAAACGAATTTGAAAACGAGGACGCGAAATGCACCCAAGCCCAACCTTCAAAACGACCACGGGGCCGACCATCGAGCCACTTACGCTCGACGAACTAAAAACACGTCTCCGCATCACAACGTGCCATTTCGACACGGAGCTGCAAGACCTACTGAAGTCCGCACGCACGACTCTGGAAAGTGAATGCTATCGACGGCTGATTACTCAGACGGTGGAAATGCACATTCAGGACTTCCCTGGCACTTATGGCGACATTGAAATCCGGATGGCTCCGATTCAGTCCATCACGCACATCAAGTACTACGATCAGGACGATACGCTGACAACATTTGACTCCGCAAAGTATTACACAGACCTGACGAGCGTGCCGCCTCGAATCGTGTTAAAGGAATCACAGAGTTGGCCAATTACGCAGGAAGAGCGGCCGAATAAAGTCGTGATCACGATGCAGGCGGGATACGGAACAACGGCCGCCAGTGTTCCTCCCGCGGCAAGACTGGCGATCGTGGAATATTGCCGAACGCATCGCGATGGCTGCGAGGGATCGAATGCACGTTACAAGGCGTTGGTTTCTGAACTGCAATGGACGGCGTTTCACAAGGTGTGGGCATGAAACACGACTGCCAAACACGCGAAAAACTTGTTCGCATTGAAAAACTGATCGGGCAAACGGCAGACGCGCACGGTCAGGTCGATCAGACAACCAATGCGAATTGGGGGCAACACTGCTCAGCCTGGTGTTCAGTGGTCAGTAAAGGCGGCCGGGAGTTTTGGAAGGTGCAGCAAACGAATGCAGATGTCTCGCATGTTTGGAAAGCGGACTGGACGCCGGAATTAGCTGACGCATTACCTGCCATGCGGCTGATTCACGAGGGTAATACTTACGAGATCCTGAGTGTGATTGACATCGATTTAAACCACAGGGAAATCGAAATTCAGACGAAGCGAGCGGTGTGATGTCGGCGGTCTCTGGAATACCGGAACTGGAACAAGCATTCAAAGAGTTGCGGAAGGGCGTTGCAAATCGGATCGCTCGGCCGGGACTTATGAAAGCTGGAAGGCTGGCCGTTAAGAAGATTAAGGCAGAAATCCCGAGTCGATACAAGGGCGTTCGAAAAGCGATCAAGTCACGGTCCATTAAAACGAAATTCAATAGCGGTGTTGCTGGTGTCAAAGTTGGTGCAGGTGTCAGCCGCAAGCGAGGCGAGAAATCAGAGCGATCGGGTAAAAAAGGCGTTGGTATCGGTGCCAGAAATGTCCATTGGTGGTTCCTGGGCACGAAGGAACGGCGAACGAAATCAGGCAGGCGAACGGGCCGAATGCCAGTTATGACAAACGGAGTCACAGACATCCTAAACGGCGCTCGGTCTGAAATGGTCGCTTTGATCCGAGCTGGAATTAAAGCAGGCATCGACAAAGAAGCTGCAAGGCTCGCAAAGAAACAACTATGAAATCGGGACTCGTTTCACTGCTAAGCTCAGAGGCCACGATCACCGCAATCAGTGGAACGCGAGTTTATGTACAGCGAGCCCCACAGAACGCGGCGTTTCCTCACATCATCATCACTCAAATGGGCAGTGAAGAAAACACAACCCTCGATGGTGGATCTGGCCAGTTGAGGTTTTTGGACTTCGATATCGACTGCAAAGCGAAATCATCTGTGACGGCAGAGTCACTAGCAAATGCAGTCAGAACATACATCGACGATTACAGCGGAACGGCCGGCAGTTTCACGATTGGAGCCGTCCTGATGAATGATGAGTCTGATGACTATGAGCCACCGCAAGACGGCTCAGACGTGGGCGTTTTTGTGGTCACTTTGGATGTCACTATCCATTACAACACTTAATTGAGGATGTCACACAATGGCAAAGCTGAAAGTTAAAGGGACCGTTCTGTCTCAGGGATCCGGAACAACATTTACGCCAGTCGCTCAGATTGTTTCGTTTGGCGTCGATGGAATGGAGACTGAAACCTACGACAGCCGAACACTCGATGGAACAGCCGGCGTCGAATACGACCCGACAGGATATGTTGAAGGCGGATCAACCACGTTCGACCTGCTGTGGGATCCGGCACTGGCTGGGCATCAGGCGATCGGTGACCTTGTGACCGCAGCCTGCCTGAACACAGACGGCAGCGCCAATAAAACGAACTGGAAGATCCTGTTCGCTAACACGTCTTCCACAGAGATGACAATGACGTGTGCAGGCGTCGGAATGTCCATCACGGGCGATGCGTCCAGCGGTCTAGCCGCTTCACTAACACTGAAGCACTCTGGCTGCCCTGCAATTCCAAGCTGATGAGGTGACGCCGTGAAGTGCAAAACGATTCGAGATATCGCAGCTGATGTCAATTGCCATCCGCCTTATGTGTCGCTGAATTCACTGGGGCGAAAAGTCATCAAGGCGGGAACAGTAATCTGCAAAGATGAGTTCCCGCTGGCTGACTGCGTGGCTTTGATTCATAACGGGTTAGCCGTTCCGGATGACGACGAGTGCCATGCCGCCTGCAATCGTACAGCGTTCCAGATTGCGGCTGCGAAGACGGCTATGGACAAACTACTGGCCGGAAAAAGTCTTTCCGGTCTAGGTGAAGACGAAGAAGACAACGAGGAGGACGATTAGTGTCTCGGGTAATCGCAACGGCAGATGAGTTTTTGAGTTCTCCGGTGCTAGACCGGCAGAAGGTGGATGTTCCAGTTCCTGAACTGGGATCCGGCAAAGTGATTCCGATTTGGGGCATGACGGTCGAGGAACGAAGCGCATTCGAAGACCGCCGCTCGCAGCTTCCGAAGAATCAGCGGAAAAAAGAAGCACGCCAGATTCGTGAACGCATTTTGGTCGAATGCTGCCGGAACGATGACGGCGCTCAGTTGTTCACAATCGATCAGGTGGAACAGCTTGGCAAACGGCGCAGCGATGTGATTGAGCGACTTGTAAACGTCGCATTGAACCTGTCGGGATTCACAGAACAGGACGTTGACAGCATCGCAAAAAACTTAGAGGCAGCCAGCGAAGGTTAACGGCACTTCGACTGGCTGAGTCTCGTGGTATTGAAGTCGATGAAATGCTGTCACGAATGACACATGCTCAGTTTGAGGAATGGCACGCGAAGGATCTGATTGAGCCAATCGGCAATCACGGGACGAATGAGATCCTTGCAAGGTTATGCGTTCTGATTGCTACGTATCTGGGGCAAAAGGACGTGAAGAAAGCGGCGTTCGCGCCGTGGATGGTTGAGCCGAAGAGAAACAAAACAGTGGCTGACGATGTAGCAATTGCAGCACTTCAAATTGCAGGAGCGAGGCTAACTTAATGGCAGTCATCGGCGATCTTGTAACACGTCTCGGAGTAGACGGGCGAAAGTTTCAAAGCGGCTTGGATAAAGCACGCGGCGATGCTCGCTCGTTTGCATCGGACATTACAAAGATCGTTTCCGGAATTGCGATTTATGACATCGCCAAAACTGGCGTGATGGGCCTGAAGGACATGCTGGTTGAGACAGTCAAACTCTCCGCCAGTGCCGAAGTCATGCGGTCAGAATTCGCTGTGCTCCTCGGCGATGTCGGCAAGTCCGCAAGATTCTTCGATGAGCTTGAGAAGTTCTCCGCTCGCACTTCATTCAATCTTGAATCTGCTGGCGATGCCGCCCGTGTGTTAATGGCAGCCGGCGTTTCGGAAAACAGCCTACTAGACACGATGCAACTGTTGGGCGACTTGTCACTCGGCGATGCAAACCGCCTCGGGTTTCTTTCCAAAGCCTACACCGACGTTTTCAACAAGGGGCGATTGCAAGGGCAGGAGATTAAGCAGTTCGCAGAAAACGGCGTTGGTATCGTCGCTGCACTAGCTGGAACGCTCGGCAAGACATCGGGCGAAATTCTGAAGATGTCCGAGGCTGGAGAGATCAGCTTTGACATGATGCGAGAAGCACTGCAAGGACTGACAGCGGAGGGCGGTCGATTCTACGGCGCGATGGCCGCACGCAATAGCACGCTGATGGGTCAATGGGATTCGCTTATGGAAGGCATCCAGAAAACTGGACGCGCCATTGGCGACAATATGCTGCCAGCAATTAAAAACGTCGTGGCTGAAGCAAATGCGATGCTCGGCAAGTTCAACGAAATGCCGGACAAGATTGGATTCATTGGCGACGTTATTGAGGCATCTTTTGACGTAGCAATCGAAAGCATCAAAGCCAAGTGGGAGGTAATGGTTCAAGAGATGATCACGGGGCTCGCCAGCGTCAGTGGTGACGTGGCGATGCTGATGGCGGATCCGATGGGAGCTGGAGGGCGACTGGCCGGCGGGCTTGTCGGCGGTATGGAGCGCAGCGGCAACCTCGCAGCCGCACAAGCCCGACTTGAAGGACTCATGGGTAAACTGCAAGGCCCAGCGGCTGCGGGGAATGCGGCTCCTGCTGCGGCGAATGATCCGATTGCACAGGCAAAAGAAACATACGACAAGGCTCTTCAAGAGTTTATTAACAGAGATCCAAAAGCAATTGATAAGGCGCAGGCTAAGGTATTTGCCGCTGAAAAAACTTCGGGCTGGAAGTCAAAAAAATGGAACGAGGCGTCTGCAGAGCTGCATGATGCGATGGCGGAATCACGACGTGTTAGGGGCAATTTGGTAGCTGCTGAAAAGGGACTTGCGCAGGCTAAAAAACAGCCCGCGATCAAAGCAGGTGCAGCCAAGTTGACCGAAGGCGTTTCATCCCTTTGGGAATCCCTGCAATCTCCAATTGCAGAAGCACAGATGGCCGCTCAAGGCATGTGGGACCGTGGCAAGATTAAAGCTGATGCTGCAATGGGCACACTTTCCAATATCTTCGGCGGCGATCCTGCGAAGAAGGAAAAGAAGATCGAGCCACAACTGGCTGGAGCAATGCAGGCAGGTTCTCAAGATGCGTATTCGACGATCGTGCAAGCCATGATTCGCCAAGCGGATCCAGTCATCAAAGCGACCAAAGAACAGACGCGAGAACTTAAGCGGGCACTGCGAGAAAACAGACCACAGCCAGTGTATTTGGTCGGAGCATTCGAGGAATAACAAATGAAAGCAAAGCTGATCAAGCGATGGGAAGAAGACGCAACGAAATGGACCACCGAGCAAAAGGCGGCGATTCAATTCGCTCGTAAGTGCGAAGCAGACGAGTCAAAACTGTTTTGCTGCTACGGCAAAGGCACTGAGTTCACGGGCGATAAAGCGGCCATGCTAATTGCCTTGGGGCTGGCCGTGGAGGTCACAGAATGACAGTAACCTACATCGGCGAAAATCACGCTTCGGCAACAAATGAACGCGGATCACGCTCATACACTCGCGTATTTAAGTTGTCGACAACTCTAAAGACCGAGTCCGCCTACGACGTTGGATCACACGTATCACTTCCGTTCATTGGCGAGGTCCATCCGGATGACAGCAACGCTTATTGCACAACTCTAACGCCAGACCCAACGGACCCGTGGCGAGGCTGGACAGTTACTGCGCAGTACAGCGACCAGCGACCGATGGCTGAGGATCCAACGGATGACTCTGCCGTCATCACTTGGGGCTCAGAACAGTTCCAGCGTCCAGCCGTGTTTGATCGCAGCGGAAATTTCATCGTGAATTCTGCGGGCGATCCGTTTGACCCGCCGAACATGATGGACGACAGCCGCCGCGTTGTCACTGTGCAAAAGAATCTGGCCGTCGTCCCAACGTGGATTCTCGATTATCAAGACGCAGTCAACAGCGATTCATTTACCGTCGACGGCGTCACGATTGGTATCGGGCTGGCAAAAATGCAAACAGTCACGGTGGGTGAACGCAATCGAAGAAATGGAACCGTGTTCCGCACGGTGAGCTTCACGATTCACCTTCAGCGAGAAGGCTGGCTACTTAGGCCGCTCGATGCTGGGTTTCGTGAAATTGCATACGGGGGCCTGGTCAACATTAAAAACCCCGGCGACGAAGAGCTTCCCGGCGCTCCTGTCCCTTTAAATGGCAGCGGAGCAGCGTTAGCAAGCCCTTCGTTTTCCACATGCGTGTTTCTTCCGTTCGAAGTTTACGCGACCCGTGCGTTTTCCTCTTTGCCTCTGAGCTGACCACATGGCCTCAACATCGTCAGTGCAATTTGCCGAAGGGCAAGGGGCAGGGTCAGGACAAGGCTCAGTTCTCGGCCCGAAGGCTATCGAGCAAATCGCGAAGACAGTTCGCGAAGTCGCTCGCCGTGTTCGCAACGAAACGCCGCAACGCGGTCGATGGCAGCAGCGGCCAAGCGGTGGTGGTGGCGAAACTATTTGGTTTACCATCACCGATGTCCTCTGCCCCGACACTGACTACGTCACAGAAACTACGCTGGTTGCAACAGCCACATGGTACAGCCAAAGCTGCACGGGAACGCCTCCCGGCGCAGAATACGGTGGCGAGTATCACGTGTACGACCTCTGCAATTATCTCAGCGGATTGACGCCGACGGATTTGGTCGGAACAACAGGACGTGCGACATACATGTACCCGCTGACAGGCACATGCGTGCCGAAGTGGGTGATTGATGACCTCTGTGCGCAGCCGGAGTGCTAACGAATGCCTCCACGATACCTCCGCAAAGGATCAACACGACTCAAGCCCTGCTCAGAGTTCAAGGTCGAAGCGTGCGACATCGCTCCTGCTGATCAATGCTGCGGTGCTTTGCCCTGCACGCTGTGCTTGGAGCTGGAAGTCTACGGCGAAGCCACCACGTACGGTACAGCGACGTTCGGCGGATCGTCATGGACTGGCACGGTTGGCGGGCTGTCGTTTGTTTCGTATTGGGAGCGTGACACATACGGTGAGTGTGAATACGTCGTCACCTTGGACGGCGAAGAAGTATACCGAGCGACCTGCTACGAGGGAGCAAGCTGTCGAGATCCAGGCGGGTCGGTCGGTGTGCTGATTGGTTACGACGAAGGCACGCTCACATGGGTGAAGCACGAACCACGACCGCTGGCAGTGGTGGTCGATCCTGACACGGGGTGCAATGATTTCTTCTGCGGGACTTGTCGGTGCAGTTGCAGAACATTGTGCGTTGATGTTTTCGAAGTCCTGTCAGTGTACGACACGGACTTTGCTGTAGACACATATTCCGGAACACTTACAGACACAGCTTACAGTGACTGTGACCCACCAGTTTGGGAGGGCACAATTGGTAACTTTACAATCAGGTTGGCACTGGGGCGAGACAGTTATGGTAACTGTATCGTCACTGGGACAGTAAACGGGGAAGAATCTACCGTCAGCGTCACTGGCTGCGAAGACCTGTCCGGCACTGTTGAAATGTATGATGGTTCGTATTTCAACTTTCGGTGCAACGACTGCAATAACTGTGCAACAGTCATCGGTGATTGCATTTGCGGTCGACCGCTGGGGCAGACATTAACGCTGTTGTGGTCATCCGGAAACGGAACGCATGGAGATGCACCACGAGAATTCCCGCTCAGTTACGGTATGACGAGTGCCGAAGGAATTGTGTGCGCCCCATATCCTACTGGCGGGCCGTTTCCTGCTTACACCGGCAGTAACTCCGGCAACTATCCAATACCGCAGGGTGGAACACGCGGCGACACTCTTTATGTAATGATGGTGTGTTGTATCGGATGTCCGCTGTGCGTTTACTATCGCTACGCAACCGCCATAGCTGTCGGGGATTTGACGTGGTATCTGACTTACATCAACGTTATCGGGATGGATTGTAATTGCCCCGCAATTCTTCCCGTGGATTCATTTTCTGCCCCACTTGATTATCAAATCGAGGACATCACAATCTTTGAAGAGGCGAGCAACTGCTAATGAGCGACTGCCAGTGTGAAATCTCAGGCTTTTGTACTCTGCGAAACATCGCACTGAAGCCAACGCTGCAAACGCTTTGTAAACGCGACAAGCCGCGTATTGACGCGATGCTGGCGGGTGAAGCGTACGTGTCGCCGCAGGCCAAGGCAGCAACAAGCCCGCAGCGTAAATCCTGTAGCACGGGGAAGCGTGGTAAATGCACCGACTGTTCCAACGCTGGCACCCTCATGATGGCCGCAATCCAAGCGGACACCGGGCAGCCTGTGTCTTGCGGTTCCTGCAAGACTTATCTGCTGTCACTCGACCGCATGTCAGCCCATGATCACGCAGCGATCGTCCAGAAACTTTACGCTGAGATCTCATGGCCGCAATCATGGCGTGCGACACACGGTGACAAAGACGGACAGCGAAAGCGGATCGGTGAAATAGTGTCGGGCGTGTTGGCAGTTGCGACGACGACTTGCAAGGTGGTGAGGCAACGAGGGGTATCATCCCGCAAGAGCAACGACCAATTACACAGAGCAATGTTGGCCGCTCCAAAGCCAAATCGAGACCCATTTACAGCCGAGCCGGTCTTTCATTTCGGGGCTCACCTGTGGCCGATTACAGGGCACTGGGAGCAGCATATCGACACATGGAACAAGCTGGCCAGTCAAATCACGGGCCGCTGTTTCGTCGGGATTGCAGAGTGCTCTGGATGCGGAACCTCGCCAACGTCTGAAGTCATTGCGAGGCTGTCGGACAGATTCGAAGTCTTCACGGTTCCAAACACAAAGGAAGGCGAAAACCCGACGTTCATGGAACTCCTGCGACGAATGCCGAAGGGTGAAAACGATGTCTTTCTGTACGCTCACGGCAAGGGTGTTAAGCCAGCAACGCGAGTGTCAGCGGCTGTCAAAACGTGGGTTCAGGTAATGTATCAAACTGTCATTTTCAATCACGGTGAAATCGTCCGCAGAATGGCTCAGGGTTACAAGACGTTTGGTTCGCTGCGAGCATTCGGCAGAGCACCATTGTCCCCTGCGTTCAGTTGGCACTACGCTGGCACATTCTTTGCGGTTCGCGCGAAGTACTTGCGATCTGCAAAGCCAGTGAAGCCGGGATACGGTGGCGTTGAGGCATGGCCGGGGAATAACTTTCCAGCCAGCGATGCGTGGTGTGAGTTCGGCGACAACCGGGCGATCATGTCCCACTACAGTGATGCGGAAATGTGCAACGATGTCATTGAAGGAGCGGTCAAAGAAATGGCAGCCAGAAACGCAAGGCGGCATTGCCACCGAAAACTGATTGCCGTGACGACGTGCAATCTGCATGGGTCGGAAGAAATCAAAAACGACATTCGCGTGACGCTCGATTCAATCGCGGAACACTGTTCGGCTGATGTGCTGGTGGTTGATGATGGGTCGCCGACTGAATATCAGGAGTACGTGAAGGATCTTTGTAAACACAGGGGCTTCCGATTCGTCGGCATCTGGAACAACGGCGGAATCTCTCACGCGAAGAATCTATGCCTGAGCGAGTTCATCGAAGACCGTCGATACGAATACCTGATCATGCTGGATGATGACGTGAAGGTGATTTCAGACGAATTCGAATCAACCTACACGACCGCAATGGAACGGGCCGGGGTCGGCATCCTGTCATGGCACGATCCAGCCTACACGGGAGCAGCAGCAGAGCCAGACGGCGAGCTGCTGGCATCGAATCACACATGCGGATGCTGCGTTGTTGTGTCTCGTGAATGCGTGCAGGCAACGAGCTTTTACAATGTCATGCCGGGCAAGTGGGGACGAGAACATTCAGAGTATTACCAGCGAGCGGCGGCAAAGTTTGCGAAGCCCGGCGTGTATCTTGATGTTCCAAATTCGCAGTCACTGCTGGTACTGGCTTCAAATGCCTCAGTGTTCACGCACGAAGAAAAGCTGGCGTCGAACGAGATCAACCGGATTTATCTTGGGGCCGAACAATGATGGATCTTTATGCAACGCACCAGCGACTACTGGTCAAGCACATGATGCAAACGACCGGGCAAGTCATCGAGTTGGGCGCGGGCAACTATTCAACGCCGATCCTTCACGAGATCGCAGCGGCGCAGGGCAGGCATCTGACGACAGTCGACCACAATCCGGACTGGCTGAATCGGTTTAAAGTGCTCGAAAACGCAGGGCACACACTGACACTGCTGGCGTCATGGGATGACTTTGCAGTCACAGAGCCGCACGGGCTTGCGCTCGTCGATCATGCCGACCCCCCGAGTCATCCGCGTTGGTTGCAGGTGCTGAAGCTCATTCCGACCACAGGCGTGATTGTGATCCACGACACAGAAGACGATCAATACGGATATTCAAAACTGATGGACCTGATTGACGTGATTGAGGAGGACACGACGTTCCGCACGCACACGAGAGTTATTCGTCGCAAATTGATTTGACTTTCTCCGCCATCCTTGAAATCCTGGTTTTTAAACCCCCTAGGAGTTGTGGCGATGCGAGAACTTCAAATCCTGATTTTACTGCCGGTGATTGCGATCCTCGCGGCAATGGCGTTTCGCGAAATTATGCGGGACATTAGCGGTGATGCAGCGAATGACACCGTTGAGATGTTTGCTCCGGAAAGATTCTGAACCACAATGATCGGCAGCAGCGGATAAAAAGCGAAGCCGATCAGCGAAGCTCTGGGAGACGATGGCGAGCTACCTGCCATCGTCGCTTCGTTTAACCAGCAGCCAAACAATTTCCGCGAAGTGCTTTGAGCTATTGCGATCTCCGGTATGATGCGGACGCTGTTCGGCGTGGAAACCGACTGGCGACTATCAATCGTAAAGAATCATTGAATCTGGGCCGCCTGTCCCGTACACTCAGGCACCGCGATTGATAGTCGCACAATCCACGAAAACAGCTCAGGCTTCGGTCTGGGCTGTTTTTGTTTGGCGAGTGCAAAAAAGGTAATCTTTTCAGGTTGGCGGAGAGTTTCACGAACTCAAATCGATACAAACTGCTGGTTTTGCAATCTGGGCAACGTCCAAACTGACGACCCAGACCGTCCCGAGAAACCCGGTCACTGGAATTCGAGCCTGACAAAGAAAGCTGAATCCGAACAGACTAAGGCAGTGGAAGCCTATAGGACGGGATAGAGACGTGGTGCGCGATGGGAGATAGTCAACCAGCAGCCAGCCTCTCCGCCGTCCCGCAAAATCTTTTCAGAAATCTTTTCAATCTAAGTGAATGTGTATTGCACATTCAGCCGATGATGGTAATATTCCATCAGTCGAACGCAACGCAAACACAAACAAGGAAAAGAATCATGATCACAACAGAACAGCTCAACGCAGTAGCCGCAATGATCGGAACGACTGATAAGAACCTGGTTTTTACGGCCTGCATCAAGACGCTGGTTGAAGCCGGAATGGACGCAAAGCTGGCTATGGAGTTTGTTCTCGGGAAAAACAATGTGGATGCCATGATTGGCGACCTTTACGACGGACTGCGAGCACAGGCATGATTGGCGGTAAACGCGAAGGGGCTGGAAGACCAGCCCCGCTAGGCCGCAAGGAAGTCTGTAGCGTTCGCCTGACTCCAGACGTGGCAGAGTTCTGCCGGTCGCATCCGGAAGGCTTCACGGTGCTGGAAGAGAAGCTCAGGGCGTCAAAGGAGTTTCGAGAGTGGCTGAAGGCCCGAAAATAAATCCTCAAGATTATCTATTGACAGTTCCGATACAAATCGCAAAGATCTTCTCTCAGTCGTACGAGGACTAAGAGAAATGAAATCCACCGGGAAACCGGCAGTGATAGAAACCCGCGTCAGACAGCTCGTACCTGTTTGGCTGCGGGTTTTTTTATGGAGTTTCAAAATGGCCGAAGAACCAAATACTGAAACAGCATTTCCCGCCATGACTCCCGGAGGCTACTGCACGCCGGGGATGACGCTAAGAGACTGGTTTGCAGGTCAGGCAATACAGGGGCTGCTTGCTGGCGGAAACGGTTGCCACAACTCCGCGCACGATGCCTACTTGGTTGCAGACATGTTGCTAGACCTTCGCGAACAAAAGCCAGACACCACAACCGCCCAGCACATCGCCCTCGGGATCGGAGGTGTCAAGTGAGCACAGCCACCGACTACAGCCACTTCATTCGGAAAAAAGCTCAGGCCGGAACTGGCAGCGGTTTCACTCCGCTATTCATGCCGCCGACCGCATTCGATTTCCAGCAATCGCTAATCGAATGGTCCGTCCAAATGGGACGCGCGGCGATCTTTGCTGATTGCGGCCTAGGCAAGACGCTTATGCAGCTTGCATGGGCAGAAAACGTATATCGTCACACGAACCGACCGGTCTTGATTTGCACGCCTCTGGCAGTTGCTGGCCAGACATGCAAAGAAGCGGAAAAGTTTGGTATCGAGGCACGTCAATCAAAAGACGGTCAGCATAACGGCGGGATCGTCGTCACGAACTATGAGCGACTGCAGCACTTCGATGAATCTCAATTCGCGGGAGTAGTCTGTGATGAAAGCTCAATTCTGAAGTCAGTGACAGGAGCACGGCGGAAGCGAATAACGCGGTTCATGTCAAAAATGAACTATCGCCTGCTTTGCACCGCAACAGCCGCCCCGAATGATTACGTTGAACTCGGGACATCATCGGAAGCCCTTGGAGAACTATCTCACAGCGACATGCTGCGACGTTTCTTCAAAATGCTGGACGACAAAGGGCAGAAGACTGAGATCCGTAATCAAGAACAGGCTGAGCGGCTGATTGAAGCCGATCCAAGCTACTACCAAAAACTGGCCTACCGCGTTGCTCAAACAATCGGCCAGTGGCGTCTGAAGCATCATGCTGTCACTCACTTTTGGAAGTGGGTCGCATCGTGGGCGAGGGCATGTAAGAAGCCGTCAGACCTTGGGTTCAGCGATGCAAAGTACAAGCTGCCTAAGCTTACCGAAACAGATCACGTCATTAAGCCTGACAAACCACCGAAGGGGCATCTGTTCAACATGCCAGCGTTCGGCATGGGCGAAGAGCGGGAAGAACGACGACGCACTCTTGATCAGCGTTGCGGGTTTGTCGCGGATCTTGTGAATCACAACCGCGCGGCTGTCGTGTGGTGCCATTTAGATGACGAAGGCGACATGCTGGAAAAGGTCATTCCTGGAGCTGTTCAGATATCGGGCCGCGATTCAGACGACCGTAAATGTGAGATCTATGAAGCGTTTGCCAGTGGTCAAATAAAGAAGCTTGTGATTAAACCTAAGATCGGCGCTTGGGGGCTGAACTGGCAGCACTGCAATCACGTAGTGAGCTTCCCGTCGCATTCTTATGAGCAGTATTACCAAAGTATTCGGCGGTGCTATCGGTTCGGCCAAAAGAAAAATGTGACCGTTGATGTGGTCGCAACGGAAGGCGAAATCCGAGTACTTGGAAACATGCGAGCAAAAGCGAAGCGAGCGGACGCAATGTTTGAGGCATTGGTACGCGAAATGAACTCCGCGGTGCGTGTTGAAAGAGTGAATAACTACACGAAGGAAGTTGAGGCTCCACAATGGCTGTAATAGATTCAGTAGTCAATGATCGGTATGCGATTTACAACGGTGATTGCATTGAAGTCATGGCAAAACTGCCTGACGAGTCAGTTCACCTAACGGTCTATTCGCCCCCGTTCGCGGGCCTGTATCAGTATTCGTCGGACGATCGCGACATGAGCAACTGTCTCGACCCGAATGAGTTCTTCGATCACTACGGATTCTGCATTGATCAGATTGCAAGGCTGACAAAGCCGGGACGAATTTCAGCAGTGCATTGCATGGACATTCCGCTGAGTAACTCGGGGTGTGATGCAATGTTTGATCTGCCGGGGCGAATCATCGCAGAGCATGAACTACGAGGCTTCAGTTATGCGGGCCGTCGTGTGATCTGGAAAGAACCGCTAATGGTTCGAAACCGCACGATGATGAAAAGCCTGCATCACAAAACCTTGTGCGAAGATTCAACTCGCTGCTCAATTGCGAACGCTGACTACCTACTGATGTTTCGCAAGAAGGGAGAGAACGCAATCTCCGTCAACCATGATGAAGGGCTGATGTCTTACGCCGGGGAAAACCAGCCACCAGCGGAACTCAGCAAGTACCGAGGCTATGTAGGCGACCAAAAAAAGAACGCTTACTCTCAGTACATTTGGCGACAGTATGCGTCATCCGTTTGGATGGACATTCGAATCGATCGCGTGTTGAAGTTTCGTGAAGCAAAAGACGGAGAAGACGAAAAACACGTTCACCCGTTGCAGTTGGATGTAATTGAACGAGCGGTGGTGATGTGGTCGAATCCGGGTGAAATCGTCCTGACTCCATTTATGGGCGTAGGGTCTGAGGTGTACGGGGCAGCAATCAATGGCAGAATGGCAATTGGTGCCGAATTGAAGCCAAGCTATTTCAATCAGGCGGCATTGAATCTTGAGGCGACGGAAGAAGTTGTGGCAGTTGCTTCACCTCGATTGTTCGAGATGGAAGACGAGCTTGAGGAGGTCGCCCCATGATCCAAAAGACCCTCTTTGACCCGCCCGCAAAACTCTCCCGCAAGTCCGACCCAATCACCAGCCAGCAATCAGCAGCGGAGACGGAGCCACATATCAGCACCTGCGAAGGCCGAATGCTGGCAGTCCTGCGAAAAGCAAAGTCTCCACTAACAGCCCGAGAAGCTGGCAGCGAATGTGAGAGGCTGAATCCTGATCACGAGGCGGACACTTACCGCAAACGGATCAGCAAGATGGTTCGCGATGGGCTGGCGATTGAAGCCGGCGAGCGACAGTGCGATGTGAGTGGCAAGACAGTGACAACCTACACGGCGAAGGAGCGAGCATGACTGAAGCGTTTTTAGAACTGGCGGCAATAGCTATCACCGCACTCATTGGACTGTCATCTGCCTGCATTGTTTGCTGTTCCTTCGAGGTCACAGCCGAACGGAAGCAAATTCGACAGGGCTCACGGCGTGTTCACAAAACATATCCGCCGACTTATTGAGAGCAAACCTCTCCGGGGCGCAGGTTTCAAATTGCGTTAACCCCCGGCTGCGCTCGGCAGGCTGTGCGGCACTCAGCAACTGAGCAAATTGCTTTGGTCTAAAGCAGACCGATCCACCGTCCAGGCGAAGGAAGCATCGAGGCTTCTGGGCGATCCGTTCAGGTGGCGGATTGAGTCGATTCGCTCACGGCTCGGTGGTCTTGAGGTCCGGGTGTGAAAGCCTGGTTAAATGCTCACGGATAGAGCGGCCTCTGTTTTTTCTCTATGCCTCACGGAGGTGCCCCATGGGCATGCTGATTCTGTCCCGCAAGGTTGACGAAGTTATTGAGATCACTGTTCCGGCGTGTGCAGTGCCTCAAAAAATCAAAATCATGGTGATTGAGATCAGAGCAGACAAAGCCCGGATCGGCTTTGACGCTCACAAGTCAATCATGATTCATCGCGCCGAGATTCAGCGGATTGTCGATGTCGAAGGGCCGCTGATTAAACCCGATCGTCCGCCGATCGTTCCGACTGTTGGAATCGGTCAGCCATTGCCGGGGGAACGGCGATGAGCCGAAAAGCAAAGACAGACAGAGTTCCCAGAACTCGCGCCGGTGGCGAATGGACTGAGGCCGCGTTCTGGGGATTCATTCGCTCAGGTCTTCGTCAGTTGTCACGTCGATGGCCTCCGTTGGTTCGTCATGCGTTGAATGAAGCCAAGCGAAAAAGCGAGAGCGACAACAAGCGGCTGAAGTGGGAATTCCAATGCGAGCGATGCGAAGGATGGTTCGCACGCAAAGACGTTGAAGTCGATCACATCGAGCCATGTGGCTCACTGAAATCATTTACCGATCTGAGCGTGTTCGCCGATCGGCTGTTTTGCGAATCGAATGGGTTGAGAGTGTTGTGTTCTGAGTGTCATTTGAAACGGAGAGAAGAGAGATGAAGATTATCAGCGGCAAGGTTAAGGCCCCTCGGAAGTGCATGCTGTACGGCACGCACGGCATAGGGAAAAGCACATGGGCGGCAAGTGCTCCGGGTGCTTGCATCCTGAATCTTGAGGACGGTCTAAACAACATCGACTGCCAGCGAACGCAGCACCTGACGACGTTCGAAGAGGTCATGGACGCATTGGTGTTCCTTGGAACACAGAAGCACGATTTTTTCACCTGCGTTATCGACTCAATGGACTGGCTGGAATCGCTGATTCATCACGAGGTGGCAAAGGCTGCTGGCAAGGATTCAATTGCCGACATCGGCTATGGAGCCGGATACAAACAGGCTCTCCGATACTGGGACCGCGTGATGATTGCCCTGGAACATCTTCGCAGTCATCGCAGCATGGCAATTGTGCTGCTGGCACATGCTCAGGTGAAGCGATTTGAAAGCCCTGATCAGGATTCGTTCGACCGCTATCAGCCTGCGTTGCATGACGCTGCGTCAGCAATGTGGCAGGAATGGGCCGACGAAGTTTTCTTCGCTTCTTACCGGGTCTTCGTTCGCAAGGAAGATCAGGGATTTAACAAGGAGCGAGCCATCGGCGTCGGTGGAACGGAACGCTATGTCCGCACCTGCGAATCGGCAGCCGTGCGGGCAAAGAACCGGCTGGCGATGCCGGAGGAAATCGAATTCAGTTGGGCGGCTTATCAGTCGCTCC